GGCCGAATGGATGTACCTATTGGTTGCCTGGGACTTACGATCCGAAAACGGCTTCAATAATCGCGCACAATCCTGAGCCAAATCTATATTTAACTGGTGAGTCGGTCAGTCTTAACCAAACCTGGATGGAGGGAGCGTTAGAATCGGCGGAGTATCTGGAGACCTTGCTAAAATAATCTAACCGTAAGGTAAGGATGGCAAAATTAAAGCCTATAAACGGTATAGGTTTGTATATAATTGCAATCGTAGCAACGCTAGCAATTATAGCAGCATTTATATATTGGGGACGATCAGGTGCTCCCACAATAGATGATATTTGGGTGATTAATCTTGATAAGGATACGGAGCGCTGGCAAAATATCCAGTCTAAGACAAATCATCTCGGTAATATGGTTCATCGGTGGTCCGCAACGTATGGCAAGGATTTAACAAGGGACCAGGCGCAAAAATATGGAGCGGGATATGTTATTACAATGAGTCGTGATTTTGATAAGGATAAACAGACAGATAAAATTACGTCGGTCAACGTGGGCGCAGTTGGTTGCTGGATTTCTCATAAACGGCTCCTTACTTATTTAGCAGAGCAGCCAAATAACGACAACGTGGGACATCTTATTTGCGAGGATGATGCCGAGTTCCCTCAAAACTTTTTAACTGGTGATGATAATTGGTCAAAAGTTTCTAAACATATTCCTGCGGATTGGGATATTGTTTTCTTAGGAATTAAAAAACCGATTGTAGGCACCGAATTAGCGCCGGGCATTAAAAAGATGAAATCGACATATAATAAAGGCAATTGGGGAGCGCATGCGTATTTAGTAAGACACGGCGCGCTCAAGACGAAGATTTTACCGAGCATCAAACACATGACAAATGAGATTGATGTTCACTATGATATGATGGCAGATCATTGGAATATTTATATATGCGATCCCCCTACGATAAGGTATAATGGCGACCTTGCGGCGAAATCGAATATTAATTCATAGCCAAAATAGTGGATTTAGTGCTCATTGTTTCATTTAACGGCAAAATACTAGGACGAATACAGTAAGCATTAAGGTCTCCAAATAATGAACTATATTGGTCATCAATCGCAGCCGTCATAAATCGTAACGCAGGTAGAAGTTTTGTTTTGATAGAGCCATGCTTCACTAAATATGCATGCGTGCCCCATTGCCCGTATCCTAACGGTTGAAGTTTTACAATATTATCTGCTATAGGAATTCCACTAGCCTCTGGATACAGTCCAAGATAAACCATGTCCCAATCGGCTGGAATATTCTTTGCTATCTTTGACCAATTATCATCACCTGATAAGAAATCTTCAGGTATGTGGACATCATCTTCAAGAATAAGATGTCCGTAATCATGTTGGTGATCTTGGTTTGCTAATTGTTGTAACAAGCGTTTGTGCGATAGCCAGCAACCCACAACACCTTTATTGATAATGTTATCCCATTTATTTCCGTCTACTGTCACTATTTTGCTGACACCCTCTTTAAGAAGACTATCACGCTCTGTAATCGTCTTTCCGTCCATAGCGGAGAAACGATGAACCATATCACCAAGTCGGGCGGTTTGGTTACGCATATTATCCCATCTATCAGAGGCACGATCTAGATTGATAATCCAAATATCATCGATGCGAGGAGTGCTATGCGGCGTAAGCATGCGATAGAATAATACAGCGATTAGACCTAAAATTAGGATTGTTAACACAAATCTATAAATCTTCAGACGATTCATCCTATTTCATAGTATTAAAAAAAATTTATACCGGCTTTCTATTCAGTAGCTGCCGTAGCTAGTCGGTCCGCCATCGCATTTCCTCGTGACGCAAAGTCAACACCGCTAGTATGAGCCGGCACATGAACCATAGACGTCACTAGACATATATTTTTCCAAACTACCCACATTGGCTGAATAACATCTTGATGAAGAACAGGCTTGCCGTCCGCTTTTCGCCAACCCTTGCGCTCCCACCCTATACACCATTTTGTTAAGACGTCAATGCTGTAACGCGAGTCGGTGTAAATAGTTGCCCCAATGTGCTTACCGTCCGCAATATAGTTTATGACATAGGAAAGAGCAAGAAGTTCGGCGCGCTGATTAGTTTGCGGCTCGTGTCCCGGAACCCGTGTAGAATACTGATGTATTACTGTATCTCCGTTACAAATATATACACCGAAGCCCGCCTTTGCTCCTACACGCCCGTTGTTTCTTGCGGAGCCATCACAGAACGCAGAAAGAGTTCCCATTTATCTTTGTTTATGAAAAATAAATCTCCATCATTTTTTAGAGGTCATGGCGGCACTAACAGATATGTCAAGACATTTGCTTCATCTGGTCGCCGTAGGACCACTTTTTCTCTATGTAGGATTTCAGCGTGAAAATGTGCCAGAAGCGGTCTTCAACGGGCTTGGTGTATTAGGATTAATTATCTTATTTTACCACTCATATAAGGCGTATTTGAAGCTCAAAGAAGGAAAAAGTGCCTGGGTAAACTGGATACATATTTTACTGGTTGTGCCTCTCCTTCTTATCATAGCATATCTAAAGAAGGATACAGATCGCCGTTATTTTGAGATGATGCTATTACTAGGATTTGCAGCAATAGGATATCATGGTCTCTACCTAATCCGCGAAAGCATATTTAGTTGATCATGGTTAGCGCGTCCTCTAAAACATCCAATACTATGATATAGATAAGCAGAGGAGGAGGGAAACGATCCCTGGCATCCTTCACACGCTGAGCCTTTTGCGAACACAGGAATCCACTCCTTCGCATGGGTTCTCGCATAATGAATAAGTAGATTAGCCTTTGTATGAGTGTTATGTTCACATCCATCTGAAGGGCACTTAAATGAAACTTTAGCAAACGGATTAATACTATCTCCAATAAGTTCCTTTTCCTTATCATTAAGTTTTAGATTATCAGAGTGAATAGTTGCCAAATGATGTAAGTAGGACGATCGTTGTAGAAATTTAGGGCAGGTAGCACAACGATTACACTGAAAAGGTAGATCCTGACTATGTTGCTTCTTAATGTGATAATACATAGTATTTTGCTTTTCCTTTACTTCATTACAATGGGGGCACACATAATGTCCATCATTATTACGAACGTATTTTGAAAGGGGCGCATTCGGCGTATTCTGATCATTGCTAGTCATAGTATTTAAGGACATGTGTGGTAATTCAGTACAGCTGTTGTACACATTTCAATTTTTTGATCATGGACCATATAACACCATCAATCGCCATTGTTACTCTCGCTATTGGCGCCGATTACATTAAGGCAATGGAGCCAGGTCTCCAATCAAAGCGCGATTACGCAAAACGGCACGGATACGATCTTCATATTGGCGGCAAAACAGTTTGGGACCGCACGCGCCCCATTCCTTGGAGCAAACTCAAGTATATATTTGAATTTATTGATAAGTATGACTATATTTTCTGGTCGGATGCGGATGTGCTGATTACCAATCCTAATATTTCTCTCACATCAGCAGTCCTTCCATTGTTGCCACCTAATAAGGATCTTCTATGGACGAAGGACGCCGTTGGGAACCTTAATTCAGGCAATATGCTTCTACGCGGAAAATCAAAATGGCTAAAGGATTTTATTGAGCGCACGTATCAACAAACCGATTTGATCAATCATATTTGGTGGGAAAATGCCGCAATGATCCGCCTTTTCCAAACGGTTCCTACGGACACAGCGAAGATTGAAACCATCACCGATTATACAATTTTTAACTCATATCTGTTTGGACCCAAAAACAAAGCAAACGACCCGTCAGTCCGCCTTTTTGCTTCAAGCGATTTTCTACTACATTTTGCCGGCGTCATAGGTCAATGGAATATTTACCGTATGATGATTTACATAAACCATTGTTTGAAAACAGGGACGCCGCATAATACAACAATCCTTGATATTTGGTATGAACAATCATTGAAGTCGCAGGCAGACGCAGTTACAAGTTTGGCGCACTTGAAAATAGACATCTAAAGTAAGGATGAACGATTTTTGGTTCTATGTAGCATTCCTTGTGGTGGTCTTACTTCTATTTGGCGATGTAAGAGCTAAACATTTGCTGACTATTTCGCCTGAAAAGGCGGCGTCAATCGAATATGAGAACTGGCCGTCGTGGGATAAGATTGATCCGCCTGGAACCCGTATTCGAGTATTATGGATATTACACGATTATGTCCCTTTTGTGAATGCGGGATCCGAAATATGTGCGCATACTATGAATAAGCATCTTCTCAAAAAGCCGTATTTATACGATATTTGGGTAGGAACACCTGGCTATCCGAATAAAACCTACGAGGGGGTCCGTTGTTTCGATTTATATAATACAAATACCTTGTTCGAACTTCTTAAGGATACGCATATTTTGATGAGCCATTCGTATTTTTACCGTAAGCAGTGCCTATGGATTTCTCGTAAGATGGGTGTGCCGTTTTTAGAATGGGTTCATACTGATAATTATGTACGGGCGGTTGGAACTAATTGGTATGATCCACGATTAGCGGGACGTCAGTGGGCTATTTTCAATTCGCATAGTTTAAAAGCCTCCCGAAAAGATTTACCCGAAGAGTATTTACGTATTGTGCGACCACCCGTTGATTATCGTAAGTATGGTATTTATCATAGTCATCTGGATGAGGCAAAGAAAGAGGCAAAATATGTGACGTTGAGTAATGTAAACGAAAATAAAGGAGGAAATCTACTTATTCAATTGGCTAAAGCGATGCCTGAGCAAGAATTTTTAGGCATTATTGGCGGATACCGCAAGCAGATTGTAGACAAGTCGCTGCCGAACTTGAAATACATTGAGCATACAACGCAGATTAAAGATGTATA